ATCGAAGGTGAAGAAGAGGAAGTAGAAGAGGGCGAAGAAGGCGAAGAGGAAGATGGTCCGATTGAAGTGATTGAAGAAGAAGAGGACGGCTCGGTTGTCGTCAACTTCGAAGGAGCATCACAACAGGTTATGGCACAAGAGCACGATGCTAATCTTGCCGAGATGATTGATGCCAGAGTTTTAGAAGAGATTTCAAATAATTTAATTTCCGATTACGAGGGTGATAAGGAAAGTAGACAGGACTGGGAAAATGCATACGCAGAAGGACTAGAGCTGTTAGGGATTAAGTATGAAGAAAGAGAAGAACCGTTTCGTGGATCTTCTGGTGTAACACACCCGTTAATATCTGAAGCCGTAACACAGTTTCAAGCACAAGCGTATAAAGAACTACTACCAGCAGGTGGGCCAGTACGAACACAGATTTTAGGAGCAACTACTCCAGAGGTAGAAAGTCAATCACAAAGAGTGCAGGACTTTATGAATTATCAGATTGTACACGTTATGGAAGAGTACGATCCTGAACTAGACCGATTATTATTTTATCTACCCTTATCTGGTAGTGCGTTTAAAAAAGTATATTTTGATGAGACACTTGACAGAGCCGTATCACGTTTTGTACCTGCCGATGATTTAGTGGTGCCGTACAATGCGACAGATTTATATTCTGCTACGAGAGTAACACACGTTTTGCGTGTTTCTGGTAACGAGATAAAAATTCATCAGGCGACTGGCTTCTATAGAGATGTAGAGTTACAACCATACACAGAAGATGATGAAGTAAAAGATAAAGAAAGAGAACTCAGTGGTGTAGAAAAAAATGGAAGCGATGAAGATTACACTTTGTTAGAAGTACACACTAGTTTAGACCTTGAAGGGTTTGAACACAAAAGTCCGATTGATGGAGATCCAACAGGAATTAAACTTCCTTATATTGTGATACTGGATTTAGAAAGTGGTCAGGTGTTATCGATCCGTAGAAACTACAAAGAGGGCGATGAATATTTTAAGAAGCTCCAATACTTTTCACATTATAAATTTTTACCAGGACTTGGGTTTTACGGTTTTGGATTATTACATATGATTGGTGGACTTGGACGATCTGCCACTTCTATATTACGACAGTTAATTGATGCAGGTACTTTAGCTAATTTACCTGCTGGATTTAAAGCAAGAGGAATACGTATACGAGACTCTGACGAACCATTATCGCCCGGAGAGTTTAGAGATATCGATGTTCCTGGTGGAGCATTAAAAGAAAGTATTCTACCTTTACCCTACAAAGAGCCGAGTGCTACATTGATGCAACTTTTAGGATTTGTGGTACAAGCAGGTCAAAGATTTGCAGCGATTGCAGATATGCAAGTAGGAGAAAGTAAACAAAATGCCGCAGTGGGTACAACGATTGCACTACTTGAGCGTGGCTCAAGAGTAATGTCTGCGATCCACAAAAGAATGCACTATGCACAAAAACAAGAATTTAGAATGTTAGCAAAAGTGTTTGGCGAGTCTCTTCCACCAAGTTATCCGTATAATGTTTTTGGCGCAGAAGCGATGATAAAACAAATGGATTTTGATGACCGAGTAGATGTAATACCTGTATCTGACCCTAATATATTTTCTACGTCTCAAAGAATGGCATTAGCTCAAACTCAGTTACAACTGGCTCAGTCTAATCCAGGAATACATAACTTGTACGAAGCGTACAGAAGAATGTACGAGGCTGTGGGCGTGCAAAACATAGAGGCAATCCTGCCTCCTCCTCAACCCCCACAGCCTACTGATCCTGCTATAGAAAATGCAAGAGCGATTGCAGGTCAAAACATTCAAGCGTTTCAAGAACAAGATCACGATGCACATATGGCATCTCACATAAGTTTTATGAAAACACCCGTTGTTGCAAGCAGTCCGCAGATTTTTGCCTTGCTTTTGGCTCACCTTTGTGAGCATATTGCTTTTAAGGCAAGAGGTGTTGCAATGATGGAAGCTGTGACAATGGCACAGCAGGCACAACAAGCTGGCCAACCCGAACCTATGGTTGATGGTGAAGCAAAAGTTGCCCAGTACATATCTCAATACACGGAGGAAGTACTGGCTCTTTTTGCTCCCCCTCAAAAAGGTCCCGATCCGCTTGTTGCTTTGAGAGAGAAAGAGTTAAACATTCAGGCAATGGATATGCAAAGAAAAGCTATGGAGTTTGATGCTAGAATGCAGTTCGAAGAGAACAGAGAAGACGGCAGACAGGATATTGCAAAAGACAGAATTCAATCTGCTGAAGATATAGCTCAATTAAGAGCACAAGTTAATCGTGAACGTTTTGAAAATAAAGGAGGCTCTTGATGGGCAAAGAAACAAAAAAAAGTGGGTTAGCTCCTGCAGCTTTTGCAAGTGACCCAATGGCACAAATAGACGCTCTTATTAAAGAAGCAAAAAGACTTAAAAAAAATCAAGAAAAAATAAACAAGCCTAGAAAAAGATTTGATAAAGGAGGAAGTAACATGGCGAAAAAAAATTTTAGTAGTAAAGAGTTAATGATGAAAAGTCAGTACGCTCAAAAAAATACAAAACCAAAAAAGAAACTAGCAGATGTTTCAAAAGAAGATATGATTAAAGCAGGCTTTAGTTCTTTTGGAAAAGAGTCTCTTAGAAAATATTTAAATATGAAAAATAAATTAGGTAGAAAGCCTACAAAGAAAGATTTTGAAACAAAGAAAAAATCAACAGTAAAAACTATTAGTTCAAAAGCTAATCCTTTGAAAAAATTTACTACTCCTGTTAAAAAGCAAACAAAAACTCCTCAAGGAGAACAAATTAAAAATATGGCACAACAGAAAATGACTGCCGAAGATAATATAGGAAGACAGATTGCAGCCGCTAAAGGTAAAAGCAGTATGAAACTTCCTACAGACACATCTTCTTATCAAAATCTTAACAAAGGTGGTTTACCTAAACTTAAAAAAATGAACAAAGGCGGAGTTTTTAAAGGAATTTTTTAATGGCAGTAAACTATAGAGGAGAGAAATTTTCTGGTTATAACAAACCAAAAAGAACTCCGGGCAAAAAGAAAAAATTTGCCGTGCTTGCTAAAGTAGGTGACAAAGTAAGGTTAATACGATATGGTGACCCAAATATGAAGATAAAAAAGAACATACCGAACAGAAGAAAAAGTTTCCGAGCAAGACACAAGTGTGATAGTGCGCCTCCTTCTAAACTAACTGCAAGATATTGGAGTTGTAAAAAATGGTAAGAAGAGGTGGAATGAGAACTCAGATGGCAAGACAAATGGGTGTATCTAAAAACAGAGCAGACGATCTTTTAGCAAAAGCTAAAAAAATGAATGACGCAGAAGGATTTAACATAGGAGGTACGAAAATGGCAAAAGAAATACCAGCAGGACCTAAAGGTGCAGGACTAAGAGCTTTAAAAAAAGAGGCTCCCGAAGTTGTAAAAGATATGGGTTTTAAACGTGGCGGGTCATTAATGATTATGATCACAGGAAATGTTTCACGTGAAACATTTAACCCAGTAGAAGAAATTACACCTGGCCCAAAGGATATAAAAGTAGAAATGAACAGGCAAGTGAGAAACCAAGAAATTAAAGGTACTCCTCCTGTTCAAGTAAAAGGAAGAAAGTTTTCTGGAGTTTATTAATGGACTCTACAAATTTTGCGTACGCTGTTTTAAAAAAAATACAGCAACGCATAGAATTAACGAAGGACTCACTTACAGGTGGTTCTTTTAAAACGATGGAAGAATATAAACAAGTTGTTGGAGAACTAAAAGGTCTTCAAGTTGCAGAAAGAGAAATAAAGGATCAATTAGAAAGTAAGGAGGAAAGCTTTGACTAAAACACTTTATGTGCCAGAACACGTAGCCAGAAAAGGCAAAAAAGAAAAACAAGTAAATATTGAAAATTTATATCAACCAAAAGACACAAAAGTTCTTGACCCTAGTTTAATTAAGAAAAATTTAAAAGATAGATTACCACAACCCACTGGTTGGAGAATATTGGTAATGCCATATATGGGCAAGGCAACTACAGACGCAGGATTATATATTCCTGATACTGTCAGAGAACGTGAGCAACTAGCAACTGTGGTAGCTTATGTTTTAAAAATTGGACCTTTGGCTTACAAAGATCCAAATAAGTTTGGACCAGGAGAAACTTCTTGGTGCAAGGAAGGTCAATGGGTTTGCATTGGTCGTTACGCAGGATCTCGTTTTAAAATAGACGGTGGTGAAGTAAGAATTATAAATGATGACGAAGTAATCGCTACTATATTAGAACCAGATGACATCAAACATATTTAACCAGAAAGGATAGCATCACTCATGGAGATAAAGAATCATGCAAGAAGAACAAAAGATACAAAAACCAGAAGAAAATGAAGTTGAAGTAGAACTTGAAGAAAAGAAAGACGAAAAAGTAGAGGCGCAACAAGAAGAAGCAACCGAAGAAAAGAAATCTGATGAACTTGAAGATTATAGTGCCAATGTAAAAAACAGGATAGATAAGTTGACACGCAAAATGCGTGAAGAAGAACGTCAAAAAGAAAGCGCTATTCAGTTTGCAGAGAGCGTTAAAAAAGAAAATGAAAGCTTAAAAACACGATTAGATAATTTAGACAAAGGTTATTTAGAAGAATTTAATAATAGAGTACAATCTCAGTTAGAATCTGCTAAAAGAGCCTTAAAAGATGCTAATGAATCTGGTGATGCGGACAAAATTGTGGAGGCACAGGCAAATTTAGCGGCAATTACGGTTGAAAAGTCTAAAATAACCAAGCCAAAAGTTGAAAAAACCGAAGAACAACCAAATCAACAGCCTGTTGTACCGAATCAGCCACAACCAATACCCCCTCAACCACCTCAACAAGCTCAAAATGTTAAGCCTGACCCTAAAGCAGAGGCTTGGGCAGCTAAAAATGAGTGGTTTGGTCAAGATGAAGTTATGACATATGCATCATTTGGCATTCATAGACGATTAGTAGAGGATGAAGGGTTTGACCCGACTACTGATGAGTACTATAGTGAACTCGATAAAAGAATTGCAGCAGAGTTTCCTCATAAAGTGGGGCAAACGAAGCAAACGGGGGGAAGTCAAAAGGTAGTTTCGGCTACATCTTCTAAATCCCGCAACAAAGGAGGTAAGAAAACAGTGAGACTATCGCCTTCTCAAGTTGCAATGGCAAAACGATTAGGTGTTCCTTTAGAGGAATACGCAAAATATGTTAGACAGGAGGCTTAAATGAATAGTCCAGTAAATAAGAACACAAGAACATCCAGAGATGCTCAATCTCGCACTAATAATGTAAGAAGAACACCCTGGAAACCACCATCCATGTTGGATGCACCCAAAGCACCTGAGGGTTATGTACACAGGTGGATAAGAACCGAAGTTATGGGTTTTGACGATCGAAAAAATGTCTCAGCGAAGGCAAGAGAAGGTTGGGAATTGGTTCGAAAGGACGAATATCCCGACTTTGAAGTACCTTCCATAGAAGATGGAAAGCACGCTGGAATTATAGGTGTTGGAGGATTACTTTTAGCACGTATACCAGTCGAAACCGTTGAAGAACGCTCTAAATATTTCCGAGATCAAGCTCGCAATCAAATGACAGCAGTGGATAATGATTTAGCTCGTGAAGAGCATCCTGCGATGCCTATACACAAGGCAGAAAGACAAAGTCGTGTAAGTTTTGGAGGTTCTCGCAAGAGTGAGGACTAATTATTAATTTTTTATGGAGATAAAGAATGGCAAATTCTAATGGAGCGTTTGGATTAAGACCGTTAAAAAAATTAGGTCAAAATACAAACAGCACTGGTACAACAGAATATAGAATAGCCGCAGGAAACACTAATAAACTGTATCAAGGGCAAGCAGTTATTCCTTTAGCTACAGGTTTTATCGATCAGTTGCAGGCAGCAGCAGGTGGTAATGTTCCTATATTAGGTGTTTTTTACGGTTGTGAATATGTTTCAAGTACCACTGGAGAAACTATTTTCTCAAACACTTGGCAAGGATCAGGAGCAGACACTAATCATCCAGTGAAAGCTTTTGTATATGATGATCCAAGTCAACTTTTTGTTATCGCTGGCGATGCTGGTGGAACAAGTTTTGATACTGAATCAGAAATAAGAGCAGGAGTATTTTCTAATGTTCAATTCGCTAGTGGTAATAGTGGAAGTGATACAACAGGTATTTCTTCTGCCGTTGCAGACTTGAGCACTATTGCTACTACTGCAACTTTTCCTTTGCGTATTGTGGGTATTCAGGATGATCCTGAAAACTCAGATTTTACTGTAGCAGGTATTCCTTTGATTGTGCGTATTAACGCTCACTTCAATGCACCTGTAAGCAGTTTCGATTCGCAAACAACCGCTAACTCAACTGGTATATAAGGAGATTAAACTATGGCGATATCTAGAGCACAATTAGCTAAAGAGCTAGAACCTGGTCTTAATGCCTTATTTGGCCTTGAGTATCAGAGATATGAACAAGAGCACGCTGAAATCTATGACACAGAAAATTCTGAGAGAGCTTTCGAAGAAGAAGTAATGTTATCAGGTTTTGGTTCTGCTCCAGTAAAAAGTGAAGGTGCGGCAGTTGCATTTGACGATGCAAATGAAGCTTTTACCGCA